CAAGCACTCCGCGACATACAGCGTCAGCAATCCACCTGAGCCTGAGGTGTAAGCACCGGTACTCGGCGTGAATGTCCCGTTGGCCAAAGCGGCCGGCGCAAACTGCGGTCCACCCGGCTGCGCAGCACCGGTCATCGGCGCATAACCTGCCGGGGGAATGACGACGAATTGCTTTAAGGCTTTGCCGTACTGACCACGATTCTGCGGATTGGCCGGATAAACGCCAGCCACTTGGACGATATCGCCCACTACCGCGACCGCAGTCGAGGCGGTCCAGCCAGAGGTGAAGAACGTGCCGGTCTGCGCCCAACCTGAAGAGAGGATCGCTGAGCCGCCAGCACTCGCCGTCACGCCCGCAAGGACGGGAACTGAGGTCGAGCCATAGCCGCCCGATGTCCAGACTGGAATGTTTTGGTCTTCATAGAAGTCCAAACCCGCAGTCTTTTTCGCGACAAGCCCCATGTCATAGATGTCGCTCACCGTCACCTGAGGGTTAAATAACCCCTTCAAGCTATCGGCAATAGAGGACATGGAGAACGGATCGAGCACCGCGCACGGGACCTTTCCCTTAGGGGCCCCTTCCGACAAGAGAGTGGCGCGAGTATCGCTGAACGTCTTATAGGACGTGGGCGACACACCGGGTGTGCCCAACGAGAGAGCCGTATTTTGATACGCGTAGTAAGCGGTATCGGAATCAATGCGGTTAAACACCGCAGCAACCGCAGGCTCTAGCACATTCGGGCGAAAATCCCCCATCTGCAATTCCATATCCGCAGTCGTGAACTGCGCATCGACGTGGAACTGATAATTGATGGAGACCGGAATGTAGGTCTGGTTCGTATCCTCGACGTTCAAGTTCGGGCCGAAGGTGCCGACGTAGCGCGCCGGACGGCGAACGTTGACGGTCGCACCGATCTTAAAATCTTTCTGCCCGAATTCGTCTGAATATTGGCGATTCACCTTATTGGCAATCACCAGGTTATTTTCGAGTACTTCCAGCGCCTCATTGGTGAGGTAACTGGTCGTAATCAGCGCATTAGCCATGAAAAAATGCTCCTAAAGGATAGGAGCGCGCGCTTCAATGTGCTTTAGAGGCCCTCTCGGCTCGTCTAAAGGCACGCAGTTCATCGAACGTCATCTTGGACGGGTCCTTTTGGGGGGTAGTCGTCACAGAGTCTGATATCGAGGTAATCGGAGCGGGCGCTCGGGAAATGGGAATGCTTTTGCCTTTTTGGCTCGTATCGACGTCTGGAATGACATCCAGTTTGGCTTCCAACTTCCCGATCGCGGCGATGGCTTTGACGGGTGATAATTCAAGAATGCGACCGTACTCCTCGGGGTGTTTGCCGAAGTAATACATCATCGCTGCGGATTGCTCGGACTCGAAAATATAGGCCTGAATATGCCCGGGAGGTGCGGTGGGGAATGCAGCCTGCAACGCTTCGGCCGTCTCTTCCCAATCGGACACCGTTTTGGCGAATTCTTGGTTGCGTTTGCCGCGCGCATCGTCCAATTGGCGCTGCGCTTCGGCTTTCTGCTCCTCTGCCCGGGCTGCACGGTCTTTCTTGACCGCTTGGGCTGCCTTCCAATCGATCTTGGCATCCCAGTACTCAGCATCCGTCTTAAAGGCCTCACGCTGCGGCTCTTTGTCCTCAGCCGTGGGCTTTTCGACTTCCTTCAATCGTGCCTCGGCACGTTCCAATCGCTGTTCGAGCAATTTACGCTCGTTAAATTGAGACTCGGCGAGGCGATTCGATTCCTCCGCCTCCTCGCGCGCTCGCATGGCCGCTTTATGCTTTGCCCCGATGGCTTTGAGCATCTTCGCGGTCAATTCGCGCTTCTGCCTCGGCGTTAAGCCGTTCTCATCCTCCACATCATCGGCTACTTCTGAGGGGACCTGACCCTCCTCCGCCTTGACCTCGAGCGCTTTCGCTTCAGGTTTAGCGTCCGCCTTAGCCGCAGGCTTCGCCGCCTCGGGCTTGACGAACTCGGGTACCACTCCCGTTTCGCGAAACTGCTGCATATTCTCGTTGGTCAATACTTGAGCCATACATCAACTCCAATTCGCCAAACCGTGGCGTGCGGGTGTAAAATTTGATCAGGAGGACAAACCGCCCCGACCTGCAGGATGAAGCCCCCAACCCCTCATACGGGTGAAGGTCGGCGGTCCCTCCGCCTTAATTTGCTTTGCCGTTCGCTTTTTCAGCCTTCTCAGCCGCCGCTATCTCATCCTCACGGCCTTTCGCGTCATAGCCGCCCTTGACATGGGTGTCGAGCAATTTCGCCCCTGCGCCAATCTCCGCGACCGCAATGGCCGTGTGAGCGCGGGTATGCGTGTCCTCCAACTTCGTGAAGGTATCGGTGTGCGTGTCTTTCTCGGCGCGCGCATCCCGGGATTGCTCGATCTGAAGCTTGGTCGCTTCCTGGTGCAAGGTCTTGGTGAGCCCGTACTTGATATCTTGCTGTGCGGCCTGCAGCTGCTGGCCGATTTGGGTTATCTGCTGCTGCTGGGCTCGGATAATATTCTTTGCACGATCCGACATCCCTTCGATTGCTTTCTCAAGCTCGGCGGGTATTTGCACGATGAGGCGATCGGCCAGCTCCTCGGAATAAGCGGTGTCAAGTCCACGTAGAACCAGATCGCCCCCTTTTTGGGCGACCACTTCGCCCAGCGGTGTGCCGAGTAGCTGCATGAGGGTTTCTGCTCCCTCGATTCTCTTCGTCTCGTAACCGGGGCCGGTATCCATGACGACATCATATTTGCCTACCGTGAGGTCATTCTTGACCGTCTGGATAGCGGGATCTTCCTCGCTCGGCTGGGATTGATTGATGGGCACCATTTGGGGTACCCCATCGCCGCCGATAATGCGCTGCATACGTGCGGTGTCGTAGTACACCGGAATCCAATCAAGCATCACGCGCCCGCAGTGAGCGATGGCGAGCGTGAGATTGTCGTAATACTGAAAGTGCGTTTGGTCCGATAAGCTCTGACGCTTGCCAATGGCCACCCCTGACACGACTTGGCCCTGCTCATCCTGCCCCGGCTCGTGCGGCATGCCCGCGATGGCCAGAAGATCATGCTCGGCGGCCGCAATCGCCTCGACAAAGCCCGCTTCGACCGGGGCCGGGGGCTGCCTTTGCGGAGGCGGCAAAATCTGGCCGTTCTCATCCACAATCGGCTTATACACCAGAACCGAATAGTTCTTTTGATTCGAGTCGTACCACTCGGGATGACCGTCTAACTGCCCTTCCGCAGCAATGATCGGCGCCTTCGGGGTGAGCGCCAAGCGCTCTATCTTCGCCGCCGTCATGTAATTAAAATTGCGTTGCGGGCCTTTTAAGTTTCGCGCCATGCCTTTGCGCAAAATCTTGCCGTTTAAGTCAACGACATTACCCTCAACCCGAAAGACCGGAATGTGACGACCGGGTAACACGCGCCGATCGACAATCGTCTCGCCATTGATGCGAAACCACTCGACTTGACGCTTCGATGAGGGGCGAGTGATAGGCTTTCCATCCGGCCCCTGGGCAATCAGGCTCTCAGCCTTCGCGCCGCGAATCTCATCCTCAAAGGCGCTCGATAAGGGCTGTCCGCGCTCATCGACCAGGCCTGGCATCAGCTTGAAGAGCTTCGCGGGGCGCTCGACGATGCGGTAATACTCCGCTAAGCGCAGTTCTTCTCTCGATTCCCAGCTTCGATCTTGATCTCCGGTCGCCTGAAGGCGAAATTCCACATTGGGCGCTTTGGGATAGAGCGCCTTGTAAATGATGCGCCGGATCTTGCCCGTGAGCAGGCACCACATCTGATCCTCGCCCGCAGGCATCTGAGCGCCGGGGTCCATGTACACCGTGAACTGATTGCGTATGGCCTTGACCTTGATCTCCTGATCAAAGCTGCGCTCATCGATGTATTCCCCCGCCATCTTGAAATAGCCCAAGCCGGTCTTCACGCACGAGGCGCCGGCCGTGTCGTAGGCAATCGAGGCGCTGGAGAGCTGCTCGATATGCCTCACCAAGCCGTTGATCAGCTCAGCATCTTCTACATCCGCCCCATCCCCCAGCGGGTGGCATTTGATGCGTGGGCGCTGCTGCTTGATGTTGTTAATGACCCGGTTGAGATACGTCTCGGTGTGATTGACGACGGGTGTAGGACGATTCTTCCGGGTGTTCGTGACGTCATCGGGCCACTGATTGCCATCGATGAACGATAAATCATCGAGCATGAGGGTGCGGTTATCGCCCTCTGCCTCCTCAACGAGCGCAAAGCGGGCTTTCGCCTCGGCAATGATATCAACGTCAGTGAGCGCGTCTTTGTCGGGCTTGTCCTGGTCTAGCACCAGCCCCACCGGGCAAATGTGCAAGTGACATAACCCCGAGGATGCTTGTGCCACCAAATGCCGAATCGCGGACGTCGCCTAGCGAGAGTATCGTCATTAATGCTGTACAGCGCGCGCTTCCAAGGCATCGAGACAATCAGATAACGCTCTTTGACCGGAATCAGTTTGACGCTGCGCGTGCCGTCCGATTCGTAGCCTTTCTGGGCCCACTCGTTATCTTGAATTCCGTAGGTAATCATATCAATTCGCCATCCAATTCTCAGAGGAGTTGCGCACCCAGGATTCGACCGCAGGCTTCGGTGGCTCTTTCGCCGCCTTCACCAATTCCGGGAATAGCTCGCTCATGCCCCACACGAAGGCGTCCGCACGATTCGGGGAGTTCTCGCCCATATAGCCGTGTGTCGTGAAGCCGCCCAATTCTTCCTCCAACGGTCGAAAGAAGCCGGCTAAGCGCACTTTGCCGCTCTCCATTAAGGCTGAGACAGGCTCCGCACGCACGGCCTTGCCGCGAGAGGCGGTCAAGGGTTTGAACGGCGTATTGGGCCTTGCAGAGCGAATAACGCTTTTGACCATTGCGCCGCCGAAGTTCACTTCCGCAACGATCATATTGGCCTGATGACGGTCATACGCTTGGGTGGCTACTCGACCCCATAACGCTGGACCGCCCTTGCAGGTTAAATCCTCCAGCAGATAGCCATTGCCATCCATCCCCAAGCCGCAGACCACGATACCAATCTCATCGTTATCGAGGTTATCGGTATCGTCAGACCCTGAGGGGTCGACCGCTACGACAATGCGTAGCATTTCCGGCAATTCGGTATCAATCACGCGCCACTTATCAATCACTTCGTCGGAGAAGAGGGCGTTGGGCGCTAAATCCCCAAACTCCCCGTCCAAGAAGCGCTTGCGCATGCGCCCCGACATTCCCTCGAGCGTCTTGAAGTACTCAGGCGGCAGATGCGGGTTATCCCGCGGATTCAACTGCATCGACTGATAGTTCTCAGGATCAGGCAGCGGCTGGCGCGTCTCGGGATCTAACCTCAAGCGAAACAGCAAATACGTCCAGTGAGCCTTATTCGGTGGGTTCTCATCGTAATAAGCCCGCAGTGGCAGTGGTAATTCAACCCCTTCAATCTTCTGCGTGACGTTCTGAGCTAAACGAGTCAGTGCCATGTTGCGGCTGGAATACGGGATTTGAGAGCACTCGTTGAAGAACATCGTGCAGTACTCATTTCCCAGGATCTTCTCAACGCGTTCTTTGTCGTCCAACCCCCCGAACCAGATCTCTGAACCATTCTCGAAGACGGCGTAAAGATCTGATTTGTTGATCTCATACCGGTAGTCCGGGAACGCCAATCCCATCATTTTGGGAAAGGTATCCATGACGATGGAGGACTTGATATGGCCAAGCCTAAATCGCAGCATGCAATGCCGGCTTTTAGGAGCCTTAATCGCGCGTAAGGCGATCGTGCGGCAGAACAGGAACGTCTTGGTGCTTCTCGATCCCCCAAACAGCATCGTGTGCAGCTGCGGGCCAGCCAGAAGCCGATTAGCAATCTGCTGCTTGGGCGTTAACTCAAAGGCCATTCAGATATGCTCTGCACATGGCCTCTAATCCCGATGAAGGTCCGTCATAGCCTGTAGAGCCATCGGCCTCAGCGATGACTGCGCGGGCAATCTCCTCGGCAGTAGGCGCCCTATCGAGCTTGCACCAGTCAAAATGCCCGTATTCAGGCAGCACTCCACAGAACTTGCAAGGCTCACTCACAATCCCGCGTCAATCGGCGTGATGACAATCGGACGCTCTTTATCGCCCACGTGCGTCGTTTCGGTCTTATCGCCGTACTTCTTGGCTTTCAGCTTGGACGCAATCCATTTGCGCGTGTCCACACGGAGGCGTGAACGGGCAATACAGTCGTTATCGATGCGCCTAACGCCATCCGAATCGGTGATCCAATCCCCGGACCCATCGTCGGCAATATCGATGATCTCATCGGCCAACGTATCGGCTTGCGCTTCGCGTGCGCGGGCGTAGTGTTCCGCAAACTCTTGATGCGCGTGTAACCACTGGAATACCGTGCTAATTCCGGGCATTGCCTCATTACGGCAAATGGAACGTAAAGACATGCCTTCAACCAACTGAGTACAAATAGCCAGTGCGGTTTCCCGCGTATAGTCGCTGGGACGGCCCATCACGGCTGCGCCGATTTTCCACTCGTAAGCATCTCGAACATAGAGGAACCTTCGACGCAAACTAGGCGCCGTGCTAGGGGTTAATGAATCTCACTCAAGGGCCGTTCGCTCGTGATTAGGATCTGGATGCGATAGGTCACTTTGGAGTCCACGA